CTTTCTTCGTGAGTAAAAAAATCTTTACCCCAGTTTTCTTTAACAGTATATTTATATGCCATAGTTTCCTCCTTTTAATTGTTTATACATCATTTTTTAACTCGTTGTTACCTTTTTAAGTGTGTGTGCTACTGTCCATTCTTCTGTTGCTGTTAATCTATTTGGATGTCCTCCAGAAGCTAATGCTATTTGAGAAGCAGTACCTGCACTTGTTCCACCTGGTCCATATCGAGCAGTTGAAAGATTAGCAACTTCAGTCCATGATGAACCATCCCATTGTTCAGTATTTGCTGTTACTGGAGGATCAATTAATCCACCAAAAACAATACCCTCTGAATTAGAACTTCCTGCTCCACCTCTTAATTGAGCATTGGTATTCATATCTGTAACTTCTGTCCAACTGCTGCCATTCCATGATTCTACATCATCAACTTGTGGTGATTCTCCACCAGCACAAATTGAACTTGTTGATGTTCCAAAAACAGCTACTCCTTGTCTTCCCTCGTTTAAATCTCCTACTTCTGTCCATGATGATCCGTCCCAAGTTTCTGCTACTGCTAATCCAGGATGACCACCTACAATAAGACCTGCTGTTGAAGTTCCAACACTACCAGCACCTGCATCTCTTGCTGTATTTAAATCTGCAATTTCAGTCCACGATGAACCATCAAAAGATTCTACAATTGCTACAGTTGGTGAACTACCTCCTGCTTGAATAGCAGCTGTTTGAGTTCCTAAACCTGGATTACATCTTCTACCAGTATTTAAATCAGATACTTCAGTCCAAGAAGAACCATTATAGGATTCTGTAATTGCTTGGTTTCCACTAGGACCATCTCCCCCATAAACTAAATTTGCGGTTTGTGTTCCAGAAGAGCCATGACTTTTTCTACCTGTATTTAAAGCTCCACCAGATGACCAAGCTCCAACACCTAAAGTTTGATATTTAAATTGTCCATCTGATGTATTGTAATATAATTGACCCTCCCAAGCTGACGGATAAGCTGTAGGTGGATCGCTGTCATAGCATTTTACTGCTTGTCCACTTATCTTTTTATAATTAGCCATTACTTATCTTTTAATAGCCAACCATTCGTGTCATCTACAAAGACTAATGTTAATCCTGCTCGTTCTACAGCAACAGTTAAATCTTCAGCAGTACCCATAATTGGTTTGCTATTTCTACCTACAGTTAAATTGTTAGTGTCAAATGTTGCTGCATAATCAACAAAAGTAACCTCATCTCCTAATGACGGAGAAGCAGGTAATGTTGCTGTAAAAGCTCCTGATGTTGTATTACAAAAATATCCCTCTCCTGCTGCTGCTGTAAATCCTGATGTTTTAATTGTTTGCCAAGATGTACCACCTGCTGCAACACCCCATGATAAAACTCCTGATCCGTCAGTTTTTAAAACTTCGTCAGCATTACCATCTGATGTTGGTAAAGTTAATGTGTAAGTTGCAGACGCAGAGTGTGCTGGTCCTTTAATTGTTACACCATGTGAATTATTTTCACAGTTAAATCTTATTGCACCTGGATTTGTATTTCCTACAAGTTCTGTATATCCAGTTCCATTTGGTGTTAATTGAATGTTTCCGTTTGCTGCATCTACAATCGTTATGTTTCCAGAGTTTGTTCCCTCGTTTGTATCTAAAACTAAATCAAAAGCACCTTTAGAAGTTACAGTAGCTGCTGCTGCTCCTGTTCCTACAACTACTTCTCCTGTACCTTTTGGTTTAATATCAATACCAACATTAGAGTCGCCACCTGTTGCTTCAAATATTGGATTATTTCCTGTAGCTGCGTTTGTAATGTCAAATTGATTTACTGCTGATGCTGTTGTTTGAAATATAATTTGTTCGTTTCCATTTTCATCTGCAATAAAATGTGCATCATCAATTAAAATGTTAAAAGAATTTGTATCTAAATTTGCTCCTAATTGTGGAGAGCTATCATTTAATAAATCTGATGCTACTGTTGAATCTATAAAATTTACTGTGTTTGCAGATGTGTTAATATCACAAAGTGTAATACTGTCTGATCCGTCATAATATTTAAGTGTGTGTGTTCCTGATGATGAACTATCAACCCATATACTTCCAGCAGCTAAACTGCTTGGAGCTGATGTGCCTAAATTGTGAGTATTTATTGCACCTAATATATTATTTAATTCTGTACGAAATGCACTAAAACCCTGATTTGCTAAACTATAATCTGATACTGTACTCATATTTTACCTATTCTCCTTTTATATCATTAACTTGCAGATTTCAAACCAAAACCTTTTGCAACATAATCAAAAGTTCGGTTTTGTGCCGACCCTGAACTATTGTAAAAAGTAATAGTAAATCCTGTCTTTGTTTTACTTGTTATAGCATAAAAATCTCCAGTTGCCATGTTTTGTGCGGCTATACCTATTGCTGGAGAAGCATAAAAAGCATTATCATAAGTAATTGCTTTTGCACCTGCACCTGATGCTACATCTTCTTCACTTTCAAAACGCTTTTCTAAAACAAGTTTAATTTGCATTTTACTTACTTCTGGTCTTGATTTATTATCATCACTCGTTAATTTCAATCTAAATTTAAAATATCTACCTTTAATCGTAGCTTGTTGTGAAATGTCTGTAAAAGTAGATATGGCATCTAATGAACTTGTACTAGAACCTACCTGTAAAAAAGCATTACATTGTGTACCTGATGATCCATCAAAAGGACCAGGAGCATCGTCAAATAAACTAGCTCCTCTTCCAGCGTCAAATAAATCGTATAAATCGTTTGCTATCATGTCAATCGTAGTTTGAAATGTAGCATCATAAATAGCATCTAAAGATATGGTATTACCGCCTATATAAAATCCTGATGATTCTATGTTAGCTGTATTGTTTGTTGGATTAGATGTTGTATCTGTACCACCTAAATCAAAGTCTCCCTCTGCACTATCAAAATTACCTACTGTAGAATCAAAAAATGTAATCGTATCTAATGTTGCTATTTCTTCATCATCACTATTCATACCTTTAACACAATTAGTATCAAAAGTTCCGCTAAACGTAGTCTCTTCGTTTATTGTAGATATAGGTGCAGAGTAATGTTCTAATCCTGATATATTACTATAAACAATAGTTTCATTATCTGATTCGTTTCCTAACTTATCTACTGCTTTAATTAAAAAAGCACCTGTTCTAGCATTGATTGTAACACTATTAGATTTTCTTCTTGCTACTTGTATTAAGTTTGTAGAGGCATTCCAACTAGCTCCGCTTGTTACATCTTGATAACGTATAGAGTAAAAACTTATGTCTAAATCATCAACAGGTGTCCATTGTAATTGCAAGGAGTCAGAACCTACTAATGATACTGCTAATGTAGATACGTCTGCTGGTGTTTCTGTTGCACCAACTATTGTTCTTGTATTTGATGTATAAGTTGATGATATTCCTAGTGCATTAATACTTTTAACTCTTACTGTATATTCTACATCATCTACTACATTAAGCATTTCATAATTTAATTGTGTACCTTTACCTAATATCTTAAAATCACTTTCTGATGTTTGTTTTGCTTCTACTTGATAGTATTGCACAAATTGGTCTGTACTAGCTCCTACTAATACATTTAATCTTGTTATTACTGTTCCGTCAGAATACTCTACTAACTCATCTGTTAATGTAACTGATGCTGGTGCTACTACACTAAATGGATTTGGTAATGATGTGCTTGGTGTTGATGCTACTTCTGCTTTTGATGCCCAAGTAAAATGTGAATCTTGGTGTTCAATAAGTGATAAAGTAACTGTGTAATCTTCGTTAAATGTCATGGAAACAACTCTAAAGTTTTTTGAACTAAATCCTAAAGAGGTATGTGTTACTGCTACTATATCTGCAATCGCTAAATCATAAGCATCTCCACCACAAGTAATACTTAATTTTAATGCTTCTCTTGATCTTCTTAATATAATCTCTGCCATCTCTTCTGCCTGGTAAGGAGAGGTTAATGTTTTAAAATCAAATCTACCCTCTAATAAAAAACCACCATCAGCAGTTTTCATTGTTGCGTGTTGGTCAGCACTTGTAAGACCACTATCGTCTATTGGAGGAAATTGCACTTCATCAACTTGGTAGTTCCTAGCAGGATTGACAAAGCTACAGATTACTCTGTTATATTTATTACCTTTATCTTCACTTTGTAGTGAGTAACCACCAATAATATCATCTTCTGTTAATGTAATAGAAGCAGAACCAGTTGTCTCAATAATTAAATTATATTTACCCTCTGTAAATGGTAGATAACCTCTGCAACCTTTTAATAGTTCTCTTACATTTTCTAAAACTTTTTGTGATGTATCTAATACTGCATTTGTGTCAAAAATATTTATGTCTGAACCACCTGAATATGGAGTAACATTAGTATCAGCTACAGTTGATGCAGTATAAAAACTTGGAATGTCAATGTCTGTTATTGCTAAACCTTTTCCATATCTTGCGTTAGTTAAATAATCTAATAAACACCATGCTGGGTTAGAAGAAAAAGCTGCTGTCTGTGCAACTGAACTTGAATTATAAGCTACTACTTTCTTACCTTGCACTACCGATTGAACTTTTGGTATGCCTGTAAAAGCATCTTGATTCCAAGTAAATCTTAAAGCTAAATAAGCAATACCTCTTAATCTATGGTTTGATCCCCAACTAGATAATGTTGATAGTAATGTAGATGCAGATTGTGAGTCAGAACCATAATGAGGTTCTACTGTAATTAAACTAGCACTATCTTTGTAAAAATTACCATCTCCACTTCCAACTGTTCTTTGTGTATTATCTGCTAAATCTCCTGACCATGTTATTGCTTTGTCATCAACTCTTATTTCTGTAATATCATTTATTTCTCCCTCTCCTAAAATAATAGCCATGTATAAATAAGTATTATCTGTTCCTGACGTTTCCATAAATACTCTTGTTCCACCAACCATTCTTGTTCCATAAATAACAGGTATAGAAGCATCGTTAGATTGTTTGTTTATTAATATACCTTTTTCAAAATCGTCAAAATCTGTTGTACCAAAATCAGGTATATCTACTTTAGGAGATAACCAAGATACTGCTTTAGTAATTATTTTTATTGGTGCAGTTACTACTTTTTTTACAAAACTTGTTGCTGCCGATACTACTCCACCCATAACCAACTATCCTTAATATTTTTATTAACTATATTTCTTATTTTATTTGTTTTATTTAATCTAATCCAATTAGTGCTATTACCTAATCCAATAATGTTTGCTAAATTATTTTTAGACCACTTGTATATTTTTCTAATATTTTTATTTGCAAGAAAATCAATATGAATCATTATATTTCCACAATTCCAATTTAAAACTTGTCCTGTTTTTAAAAAATAATTTTCTGTCTTTTTATCCACCATAGCCCAATTTACAAAACCATATATTTCTTTATCTTTAAATATTTTATACTGATTATAATGAATAGATTGTATTATATGATTATATAATTCTTGATATGTGTTGTTTTTATATCTATTAAATTTTTGATAAAAATTTATAACTTCATTGTAAGCAATCATTATGCTCTACCCCACTTTATATCTTGTACTGTTTGAGATGAAAAATTCATACCCACATCAGAACTAAAAAATCTTTGTTGTGATGTGTTGTTTG